GTGGTCGAGGTCGTGTCGATCGACTATCTCGGCATAGATGGCACCTGGCAAACCATGAATCCTGCCGATTACGTCGTCAATGCCGCCCTGATGCCGGCCATCGTGACACCAGGCTTCGGCAAGATCTGGCCGATCCCGCTGCCGCAGATCGGAGCCGTCACCATCACCTATGACGCGGGCTACATGTCCGTGTGTGCGGTCAGCGGCGCCTTGCCTGGCACGCAGATTCAGGTACGCGGCCCCGTGGCCTGGAAGCCGGGCGACAGTGTCTGGTTCACCAACTCGGGCGGCAAGCTGCCGGCGCCGCTGTTGCCTAACGTGCCTTACACGGTCGCCACCGCTTCCGGCGGCGCGTACACGTTGCTCGATAGCGCGGGCCAAGCGGTCACGCTCGCCGATGCTGGTTCCGGCACGAGCTACATCTACGGCGGACCCGAGCCGGTGCCCGAAGGCATCTGCAACTGGATCTTGATTCGCACCGGCTCGCTGTACGAGAACCGCGAGGAAGTGGCCATCTTGAATCGCGGCAAGGTCGAAGAACTGCCCTTCATCAATGGCTTGCTGGACCCGTACAGGATGTCGCTGCCATGACGGCGCGCATTCGCAGCGGGCTCCTCACTCGCCTCATCACGATTGAGCAACGTGTCACGACGCAGGACAGCTTCGGCCAGCAGCAGGAGACGTGGAATACCGTCAAGCCAGTCTATGCGCTCATTGAAGCGCTGAACGGCAGCGAGCGTGCGGCGGCGCAGTCGGTCATGACCGACGTGTCGCATCGCATCACCGTGCGCTATGACGCGATCTTTGCCGACCCGCGCGTCGTGGCCGCGTACCGTGCGACCTATAACGGGCGCATTTTTATCATCCAGGCCGCGTTGAACATTGACGAGGGCAATCAGATCGTCGAATTGATGGCGGCGGAGGGCATGACCAATGGTTGACGAGGTGCTGAACGTCAAGGGCCTCGCTGACCTGAATGCGGCGCTGAACGACTTGGCCGTAGCGCTCGCGCGCAACGTGCTGCGCGGCGCGGTGCGTGCCGGCGCCGAAGTCATCCGCAAAGAGGCGGTCACGCGCGCACCGGTCTATGCGCCGCCGGGCGCTCCCGATCAGCGAGTGGACCCCGGCCTCATCAAGCGTTCGATTTTCTCGGCACACGTACCGAATCAATCGGACGACACCAAACAGGTATTCATTGTCGGCGTGCGCAGTGGCAGACGCGAGCGGCATGCAAAGGTGCGCGCGCACGGCGGCGGCTCGCAAGTCATGAACCACGACGCGTATTACGCCGCCTGGGTGGAGTTTGGGCACTGGTACGTGCCGGCAGCGCCTGACAACCTCATCTTGCGGGCGCGCCGCAATCGCGCGCGCAGGCCGGGCGGAGTATTTGTGCCGGCGAAGCCCTTCATGCGCCCGGCATTTGAAGCGAAGAAGCGCGAAGCGGTCGACGCGATGGAGCGCTACCTCAAGAAGCGCTTGGCGAAAGAGCGCAGGAACTTGCAACAGGCCGTCGCGGGCTTGAAGGCGAGCACCAATGCCGACGATTCAGGAACAACTGGTCTCGCAGCTTGAGCCGGTCGTGCCGGGCGGCATCTATCCGCTGATCGCCGAACAGAACGTCACGCCGCCCTATGCCGTGTATCAGCGCATTGCCAGCGCCATCGAAAACACCCTAGCAGGCAACGGCCAGCCGCCCATCTTCAACACGCGATTTCAGATCGATGTGTGGGACATCACCTATGCGTCGGGCATCACCACGTGCACCGCCATCAAGGCCGCGATGGCCGCGTGGACTGTGCAAAACGTCCTGATTCTTGAACACGACGAGTACGTGACCGACGTGCGGCGCTTTCGCTTCATCCTCGACTTCTCAGTTTGGCACTACTGACCGCCCGACCCTTGACCACGACAGCCCGCGAAAGCGGGCTTTTTTCATGGAGCGTCTGACATGACCTCGACCGCAATTTCGGCCCAAGGCTCGACTCTGCAAGTTTCGAGCGGCAACGGCACTGCCAAGAGCATCAGCGGCATCGCACTCGGGAACCCGACCATCATCACGGCGACCGCGCACGGCTTCAATAACGGCGACGTGGTGACGCTCGCCGGCATCGTCGGCACGACCGTCCTGAACGGCCTCACGTTTGTGGTGAAGAACAAGACCACGAGCACTTTTGCGGTCGACTACGACACCACGGGCAGCACTGCCTATACCTCAGGCGGCACGGCAATGCCGGTTGCCTGGGTGAACATCGGCAACTTCAAGACCATCAAGGGCTTCGACGGCAAGATTGCCAAGCTCGACGCCACCAACCTCGCCAGCGTGGCGAAGGAATACCGCGCGGGCCTGTTCGATCCGGGTCAATTCACGTTCGATGTGGACGTGGACAACAGCGACGCCGGCCAACTCGCGCTGCAAAACTACAAGGTCAATGCGACCTTGGCGCAATTCAAGCTCACGCTGCCCAACACCCACACCGCCACGTGGACCGGCTTTGTCGAAACCTTCCCGTGGGATGGCGCCGTCGACAAGCTCGTCAGCGCCCAGGTGAACATCATCATCACCGGTCCCGTCACCTACGCCTAACCGATAGGGGTTTCACATGGCTCTCAGCAAAGACCAAATCCTCGGCGCCAGCGACCTGCCGAACCAAACCGTGCCGGTCCCCGAATGGGGTGGCGACGTCATCATCCGCACCATGACCGGCGCGGCCCGCGATGCCTACGAGGCGAGCATGGTGGTGTTCAAGGATGGGCAGCGCGTGGCCGATCTCACCAACATGCGTGCCAAGCTCGTTGCTGCAACGCTGGTCGATGACACCGGCCGCCTGCTGTTCACCGCCGCCGAGGAAGTCGAAGCGCTGGTGGCAAAGAGCGCATCGGTGCTCGAACGCCTGTTCCGCGTCGCGCAAGACCTGAACGGCATGGGCGCGGCGAGCGTGGAGCAAGCGCAAAAAAACTCGAATGCCGCCCCGAGCGGCGCTTCACCTTCCGCCTAGCGCTGGCGCTCGGCATGACGGTCAGGCAATTGCTGGCCGCCATCGACAGCGCGGAATTGACCGAATGGATGGCCTATGACCGCCTGGACCCATTCGGAGAGGCACGTGCCGATCTGCGGGCGGGCATCATCGCCTCCGCCGCCGCAAATCACGGTTTTGTGCGGTTGGAGAAGCCCTACCAGCCTTCGCACTTCATGCCCTTCATACAGCGCGGCGAAGAAACGCCCGTCTTGCTTGACGATCCGGACCAACAAGCCAGGCTGATCCTGGCGGCGGCTTTCGGGCGACGCGACTAGCCATGGCACTTTCCAGCCTCGTCATCGAACTCGAAGCGAACGTCGCGCGCCTGCAGAGCGACATGGCCGAGGTGCAGCGCATCGTCGGCACGAACATGCAGCGCGTGGGACAAGCTGCAAACGACGCATCGAAGCAGATCGAAAACGTCGCGCGCGCGGGGCATTCTGTCGGTCGCGTCAAGGGCGTCGATGAGATGGCTGAACAGATGAACCATCTGAATTTCAGCACGGTCGGCGCGCGGCGTGAATTGCTGGTGCTCGCGCACGAAGCGGCCAATGGCAACTGGAAGCGCTTTGCCGGCTCGCTCATGGTGCTGGGCGAGCGCGTCGATGCGATGAGTGTCATTTTCAGCAAGACGGGTCTTATGATCGGCGGCTTCGCGCTCGCCATCGGCGCCGTCACCCTCGCAGCCATTGCCGGCTACAGGGAAATGCATCAGTTCAATACCTCGCTGATCCTGACCGGCAACTATGCCGGCATGACGGCGGGCGCCTATAACGAGATGGCGAAAGCCGTGGCAGAGGCGACGGGCCACAGCATCGGGTCTTCGCGCGAAGCGGTCGCGGCGCTGACGGCAACGGGCGCTTTTACGCGCTCGCAACTGCAGCTTGCGTCGGCGGACTTCGTCACCTACGCGGCGCTCACCGGCGCCAAGACTGAGGAGGTCGCCAAGGATTACGGCAAGATGTCCGAAGGCGTCGCCAAATGGGCGGAAGAACATAACCGCTCGATGCACTACCTGTCGGCGTCCACCTACGAATACATCAAGAGCCTGGAAGAGCAGGGCAAGATCGAACAGGCCGTCACGGTCAACCTCGAAGCGCTGCATGAGCGCGCGGCCGATGCGGCGGTCAAGAATCTCGGCACCGCCGAGCGCATGTGGCGCGGCCTTGGCAATGCCGTCAGTTCGACCGTGGACGCGCTGAAGTCCATCGGCCGGCCTCTGACCACGGACGACAAGATCGAGCGCCTGGAGCAACTGCTGCGCAATCGCCAGCGCGAAGACCGTCAGGGCGTCCAACTCTACACCGGGCAGCGCGGCCCCATACCTGACATTCAATCGGCGCTTGCCAACCTGTATGAATTGAAGCGGCTTGAAGAGGCGCAGGCCGACCGCGCCGGCACGATTGCGCGCCAGCAGCAGGCCGCGATGAAGGCCGGCGACGAGCTGGACGGCGAACTCAAGCGGCTCGATAAGGCGTATGCCAAGGCCCGCGAAATCGAAGCGACCAAGAAGCGGTTTTCGGAACTCGCGGCGGGCAATCCGACCTCCAAGTTTCTCAAGGATGTCAGCGTCACCGGCAACGAAGATGCGGGCTTTGCGTTCTCGGGCGGCCTGTACGACCGCGCGATGGCCGACATCGAAAAGCGCTATCGGGACCGTGGGCAGGCCGGCATCGACCGCGCCAATCTCGATGCACGTCTGCGCCCGATAGAGGATTCGATTCGGGAGGAAAACAAGTTGCTTGCGCAGCGCGACGCCATGCTCAAAAAGTATTACGAGGCGGGCATGCTGTCGATCAGCGACTACTACAAGGGCGTCAGCAACGCGACTGACGAGCACCTTGAAAGAATCCGCTCGGGCTACGCCGCAGAAGCGGCAATTGTGCGCGATTACTCCAAGACCGCGAGCGACGAGCGGCAGCGCATCGAAGCGTCGACCAAGGCGAAGGAACTCGAAACCCGCGCGAATGAAGCCATCACCGCAGACCTGACGCGACTCAATGAACTCGTGCCGCAACAGGCAAGGGATGTCGAAGCGTATCGGCAGGAGGTCGTTCGGCTCAACGCCGAATTGGCGAAGCTCAAGGGCAACCTTGGGGGAAACGCCGCGACTGCCTTTGACCGCGCGCACGAAAAGCTCACGCGGCAGGCGAGCGTCAGCGGAGACGCCGGCACGCTCGCCACGCTGGAAGAGGCCCGCCGGCTCACGGTCGCGCAAGGTGACTTGAACGAACTCAAGCAACAGGCCCAAAAGATTACCGAAAACCTCAAGACGACCGAGGACGGTTATCGGCTCGCCGTCGACACGGGCCAACTCAACGAGTTGGATGGCATGTTGCGCATCAGCCAAGCGCGCCAGCAAGCCGCGACCGACCTGGGCAAGTTGGCTGACCAAGTGACCGAAATCGCCATGCAGTCGGGCGACTCGAACATGCTCAAGTTCGCGCAGCAGTTCGATGACCAAGTCAAGCGCATGCAAATCAGCGCCGACACGCTTGGGGCTAAGTTCGATGACGTGTTTTCCAAGGGACTCGCCACCGCCCTCGTTCAGATTGTCGACCGCACGAAGACGTGGCAACAGGCCGTGATGGGCTTCGCCAATACGATTGAGAAGACCATCACCGACTTTGCGGCCAACGCGCTCATGAAACAGCTTTTTTCCGGCATGGGCGGGGCGGCCGGCTCGGGCGGCGCGGCGGGCGGTTTCTTCGCATGGATTGCCGGCCTGTTCGGCGGCGCCCTGGTCGATGGCGGCGACGTGCAACCGGGGCGCTTCTATGAAGTGGCCGAGCGCGGCCCCGAATTGCTGCACTACGCGAACCGCACCTATTTGCTGGCCGGCAATCAGGCCGGCGCCGTGACCCCGATGAGCGCGATCAGTGGGGGCGGCGGTCGGCAGTCGATTTACCACATGAACATCAACGTACCTGCAGGCACCAGCCGGCAGACGGCGCAGCAGCAGGCGGCGGAAATCATGCGCCATGCGCAGATTGCTCAAGTCAGGAATCAGTAACGTGACCTTTCTCGAAAGCCCGCGCTTTCCCGACAATATCGCGTTCGGCGCGACGGTCGGGCCGACGTACATGACGGTCGTGACGCCGATCTATTCCGGGCGCGAGTCGCGCACCATCGCGTGGACGCAGGCGCGTTGTCACTTCGACGTGGGCCGCCGCATGATGAACGCGGCGGACACGGCGGCCATCGACGCCTTCTTCCGCTCGGTCAAGGGCCGCGCCTATGGCTTTCGCATCAAGGATTGGACCGACTACGTGGCGACGACTGTCAACGGCACGCTCGTTGCCACGACTGCGCCGGGCGTGATCCAACTCGCCAAGACCTACCTGACCGGCGCGCTTTCGGAAACCCGCAACATCACCAAGCCTGTCGTTGGCACGGCGGCGATTTATCGCAATGGCTCGCCCGTGACGGCGGGCGCGTCCCCTGGCAATGTCGCGCTCGACACCACGACTGGGCTGGTGACGTTCGTGCCTGACGCAACGCAGGGCATTACAAGCAATACGCCGGGAGCCACGACCGTGCTGAATTTCGGCGCAGCGCTGACCGGCGCGACGGTCGGCCAGTACGCTGCCATCAGCGGCGTGAATGGCACGCTTGGCACGACGCTAAACGGCAAGCTCTGGCAAATCACGGCGGTCGGCACGAATCAAATCACCGTCGCGGCCAACACGACCGGCAACACCGGCAGCGGGGGCGCCGCGTCGCTCTATCCGCAAAGCACGGACGTGCTGACCTGGGCCGGGCAGTTTGATGTGCCCGTGCGCTTCGACGTGGACGACATGAAAAAGCAAATCGTGGACCGCAACGGCCCGAACGGCGATTTGCTGGTCGATTGGGGAAGCATCCCCATCATCGAAATCCGGGTGTGACGTGCGCTCGATCTCCGCCGCCTTGCTCGCCCACTTGGCAGGCGACATCCACACCACGTGCACGCTGTGGCTCATCACGCGCCGCGACGCTCAGGTGTTCGGCTTCACCGACCTTGACCGCGACGTGACGTTCAACGGCTTCACCTACAAATCGGCGGGCGCCTACACCCATTCGCAAGTCGACAACAAGAGCGACCTGTCCACGACCAATATGGAAGTGACGGCGCTTTTCGATTCGAGCGCGATTGCGCAAGTCGACATCGAAGCGGGCTTGTGGGATTACGCGAGCGTCACGATTTCGCTTGTCAATTACGCCGACCTCACGCAAGGCGCGGCCATTCTGCAATCGGGCATCCTCGGCCAAGTGACGATGGCGAACGGCCAATACAAGGCCGAGTTTCGTGGGCTGGCGCAATTGATGCAGCAGACCAGCGGCGAGTTCTACACGCCGACGTGCCGTGCAAGCCTGGGAGATTCGCGCTGCACGGTGGCGCTCGGCCCGCTTACGGCGACGGGCACGGTCGGCGGCGTGACCGACATTTTTACGTGGCTCGACGCGAGCCTCACGCAGACCGGCCCGACCGTCGCTTATACCGACGCGCGCGGCCACAAGATACCGACCCAATCGCCCTACACCATCAAGGTCGTTCCCCCCACGGGCGGCGCGTTCGTGGCTGATGGGGGCGTCAAAGACGCATCGGGCAACGTGTGGGGCAGCGTAGGCGGCTCGCCCGGCTCGCAGCAGTACCACGTTGCGGCGGACGGCACCTACACGTTTGACGGGAACGATAACCCCGGCTGGGAGGTGTTCATTTCCTACACCTACAGCATCGGGTTTTTCGCGTATGGCACCGTGACATTCCTGACCGGCGCCAACGCGGGCTACAGCACTGAGGTGAAGAGTTTCGCGCCGGGCGTCGTTACCGTCGCGCTGCCGTTCCCGTTCCCCGTCGCGCCGGGCGACACGTACACCATCGTCGCCGGATGTGACCGCATGTTCGGCACGTGCAAGAACCGCTTTAACAACATCGTGCATTTCCGGGGCGAGCCATACCTGCCCGGCGTCGACACCATCCTACGGCCCCAATCGTCATGATTACGCGCGCGGATTTCGTGGCCGAGGCCCGTACATGGACCGGCACGCCTTGGCGGCACCAAGGCCGTTTTAAGGGCCTTGCCGTCGATTGCGTGGGGCTGGTGTTGGAGACGGCCCGCGCGCTTGGGGCTTGCGACTTCGATTTCACGAACTACGAACGCCGCCCCAACGGCGACTTGCGCACCTACTGCGATGCGTTGATGGAGCGCATTCCGCTCGCGCAAGTCGATGCGGGCGATGTGATTCTGTTCGCCTGGAATAACAGCCCCGTGCACCTCGCTATCGTCACCGGCCCCGATACCATCATCCACGCCTTTGCGATCAACCGGCGCGTGGTGGAACACCGCATCGATGACCGTTGGCGCTCGCTCATTGCGGGCGCCTATCGCGTGCCGGGGGTCGAATAATGGCGCAGCTCGTTTTCGGCGCGAT